CCAAGCATTAGCTTCGGTGTTAGTAAACATTTCCCATGCATACCATTCTACTGTTTCAGTCATATTGTTTCCTTTCTTTATTTAACACTCAGGATCTTTTTGAATACCTTTCTTTTTAGGAAGGATGTAACATCCTTTTTCACAGTCCCATTCTGGGTAATGTTGTGCACCAACAGGTTCTCCAGTTGGATTAGCCATTGAATAGGGAGGTCCATAGTCCTGTACTTTATTATACTCATCAGCCGTTGTAGGCTCTGTGTCATCTTCTTCGAGACAGTCGTAACACATACGCTCATCTGTGTCCATTTTTGTTTCGTGAAATTTAAATTCACATTTAATACAGGTAAACTCCATTACTCGTCCTCCAATATATGATTCAATGCTTGACGAGCGATCTCTTTAAGAGTACCGCTGTCAGCATGTGTTGTTATTATTGTATCCAAAGCGTCTATAAGCAATTGGATCTTTTTCCATAATAACTCTTCAGTTACTTCTAGTTCTGGCACATCGGGCATATTGCTTTCTCCTTTCCGTATGCAGGAAAATCCTTATACATGTTTAAGTATACTTTTCTTTTACGTGATTTGTTATTAATGCCACGCTGCTCTTTATATGTTTCCCAGCATTTATTGCATCTTGGACAATGCTTTATTTTTTTATCTGCTTTACGACAGTCTTGTATCCAATAGTTTCTATCTGATCGTAATTGACGGATGTTATGTTTATTAATAATCCTTCCCATAAAGTCTTTGATACTCGACCCCATCAATAACCTCCTTAATTTGATTAATAATTATATCTACTGTTTCTACATCAGACGTTTCAATTCTATAGCCCTTTTCAGCCATTTTTATAAGCTTGCTAATAATATCTAAAAGTTCTTTAATTTCTTCTGCATTCATAGTGACTCCTACATTGCTTTGATATGCACTAAAACAGGGGATAGTTTTAGCCAACCGTCCCCTGTTTATCATTTGTCAGCCTTCCACACATACTATGTGTTAAAAAGCCTACCCCGTCAACATCTTTAAGATGTTCAACAAGTCTTTGTATCTGATAACGACATAAGCATCTTTATCGCCATCTTCTCTTAATATCTGCCCATCTACGTGTTCACATGGCTTTAGGTAGTCAGCTATAGCTTTTCTAGCCTTGACTTGGAACTTCAGTTTGCCTTCAAAGAAACCATTAGTTTCTATTACCATGTCTACTTCTTCATGCCAGCCCAGTGATCTGCCGTCAGATCCCCATGCTCTGCGTGATTTGAATCCATAGCCTTGTGCTAAATTAACGCACTCTCTTTCAATTCTATTACCTTTTTGTTTTGGTGCTTTGCCACTCATTTTGTGCTCCGATCTGTTTTATTACCTGATATTTGTTCTTGACTTTGCATTCCCAGAAGATTCCATATCTCACCTAGATAATGCCTTCCAGAACTGCTTAAACGATCATAATCAGAGCTTTCAAGATTTGCTAAGTTTTCTATTAACTCTCTCATTCTTTTGTTTTTTGGCATTGGATATACCTTTACTCCGGGTACTTCTTTCATTTTATACTCTTATTGGTTCATATTTATTTAAAGCAGTTTTTATAACTGTTGATAATTCTCTATTTCTGTTTCGTTTTTCTATAGGAGTATCAATATATAATTCTCCTATAAATATAGATTCATTTGTAGAGCTATTTGTAACATATATTTCACAACCGCTTTTTCTGTATTCAATGATCCAATTTACTTTATTATACTTTTTTTTCATCTAAACCACCTGTTCTTTATTGTGAATGAAGTGAATAACTCCAATTTAGT